AACCCAACTGTCGTAAACTTTACAGGTACTGCACCGCCGTCTCCTAGTGATGCTACTGCTAACATTAAGATCCGGCGGATCACTAACATTGACGACATCCAGGCGTTGTTTAACCCTGGATCGGCAATTAGGTCTGATGATCTGAACAGTAACTTTGAGCAGCTGCGGTTTGCTATTCAAGAATCTCTGTGTCCTGATATTACTGAGGCAGAGGTTACTACGTATCTGCAAAACTACTATTGGAATAACTTTGATGAAACTATTACTTCAACTGATACTTGGAGTAGTAGTGATACAAAGATTGCAACTACTGCAGCTATTCAAGGTCAGCTGACTAATATCGATATTAGCCAAATTAAGTCTGACGATATTATAGAAACCAGTGCTTATTCTAGTACTTGGGATAACGAAGACGATAAGATTGCTACTGCTGGAGCACTTGCTGCACGGCATGATGTCGTTGTCAACACAGATGTAAACCCTCCTAGCACTGCACAAGTAGGTAAGCAATGGCTTAGTACTGCAGCTGGTAACCAAGTCCACAAGATTTACGATGGTAGTGGTTGGCGTACTGTTGCTGTTGGTCAACCCTTCAGCCCAGCTACAACCACTATTGTTCGTTATGTAGACTCTACTAATGGTAGTGATGCTACTGATGTAACCGGTTTCCTGCCTCAGGCACCGTTGCAGACGATTGGTCGTGCCTTGGAGCTTATCAACGCATCTTCTAGTGGTGATGGTAGTTTGATTAAGGTTGCACCTGGTGTATACCAAGAGACACTGCCACTGCGTATTAAGAAGAACAACATCTCGATTGTTGGTGAGTCGATGCGTAGCTGCTTTGTGCATCCTACGGTTGCGACTGAAAACAACGATATGTTTGAGGTTGATAGTGGTTCTTATATTGCTAACCTCACCCTGCTTGGTCTTAAGGTTCCTGCAGCTGATCAAGGTACACGTAACAACAGCCTTGACAATGATGCAACGTATGGTTTGCCTAGCAACCAACCGTTCTCTGTTAGGTTCCGTACTGACGTAGCACCTATTATCCTAAAGAGTCCGTACATCCAAAACTGCACTCACTTCAGTGATGCACACTTTGACAACGCTAACTTTGATCCTAACACCTTCCCGTCTACTGATGCTCAAACTTATAGTGCAGTAGCAGGTGACGAAACCTCTGCACCTTGTGGTGGTGGTTTGCTTATTGACGGTTCTGCTGTTAGTTCTAGCAGCCCTGTCCGTAGTATGGTGGTGGATGCGTTCACTCAGATTTGTCTGGATGGTCCTGGTGTTCTTGTTACCAACAATGGCTATGCACAGCTTGTGTCATTCTTTGGTACGTTTACGCACTACCATGCTAAGGCAAAGAATGGTGGTACGATTAACCTGAGTAACTGTGTTAGCGATTTCGGTCGTTATGGTTTGATTGCTGATGGCAAGAGCCCTAGCCCTATCGCAACTTCTAGCATTACCTCTCCTAGTGTTGGAGCTGGTGCCGGTGCTACTACAGTAACTATTGGTGCTATTACTACTGCTGCTAGCTATCACGGTGATGTTAGCCTGCCTTCTGATTACATGATGATCACCATTGATGGTGTTGATTATGGTATCACTGGTAGTACAGTTAATGGTTCTGGGTTTGATGTAACTCTTAGCTCTCCTCTTACTTCTAACATTACGAGTGCTAGTGTTGATCTTGCACTGCGTTCTTATATTAGTACTGGTGGACATACCTTTGAATTTGTTGGTGTTGGCACTGATTACGGTGATCACCCTGACAACGGTGGTGTACCTGTTGAGGCTAACCAAGTCATTGAACTCAATGGTGGTAAGGTTTGGCAATCAAGCACTGACCATGTTGGTAAATTTAAAGCAGGTAGTGTTCTTGTCGTTGATCAAGTTGCAGAGACTGTAGATCTTAAAGACACCACTGTAACTGGTGACATTACTGTTACCGGTACTGTTGACGGTCGTGATGTAGCTACTGATGGTACCAAATTGGATGGTATTGAGGCTAATGCTACTGCTGACCAAACTGCTTCTGAGATCAAAACTGCTTACGAAAGCAATTCTAATACAAACGCATTTACAGATGCTGAGCAGACAAAACTGAGTGGCATTGAAGCTAACGCTGATGTCACTGACGCCACTAACGTTGATGCGGCTGGTGCTGTGATGAACAGCGATACATCAACTACTGCTATGCAGTTTGTTGTTGATGAAGATAATATGTCTTCTAATTCATCCACAAAAGTACCAACTCAGCAATCAGTTAAAGCTTATGTTGATGCTGAAGTTGCTGGTGTTGTTGACTCTGCCCCTGGCGCTCTTGACACCTTAAACGAATTGGCAGCTGCTCTTGGAGATGACGCTAATTTTTCCACTACCGTAACCAACAGCATTGCTACCAAGCTTCCTCTTGCAGGTGGCACAATGACTGGCAACATTGTCATGTCTGGCTCTCAGACTGTCGATGGACGTGATCTTTCTGTTGACGGTGCTAAATTGGATGGTATTGCAGCTGGTGCTACAGCATACAGTGATACTGATGTAGATACACATCTCAATACCTCTACGGCTAGTGCTAATGAAGTGCTTAGTTGGACTGGTACTGACTATGATTGGGTTGCTCAATCTGGTGGTGGTGGCGGTGGTGACGCTACAACTTTGGATAGTCTTGATTCCACTCAGTTCCTCCGTAGTGATGTTGCTGATATCAAGACCTCTGGTAACCTGACCTTTAACGATAGCGTACGGGCTGAGTTTGGTACTGATTCTGACGCATATCTATACCACAACGGATTCAGTTTCATTCTTGATAATACTGAGGGAACCTTTTATATCAGAAATTTGTCTGATGACAGAAGTATACATTTACGCACCGATAATGGTACTGGTTCTATTATAGATTACGTCGTTTGTGCTGGTAATACTGGTGAGGTTCAACTTACCCATTATGGCGCTCAGAAGTTTGCCACAAAATCTTACGGTACTCTAACTACCGGAAGTTACACCGGCAACATTACGGCAGTAAGTGCCCTTGATATTGACTGCTCAACTGCTAACTACTTCACAAAAACTATCAATGCTAACAGTACTTTTACGTTCAGTAATGTGCCTGCGTCGGTTGCTTACAGCTTTACGCTAGAGCTGACACATACGTCTGGAACTGTGACGTGGCCTACAGCTGTCAAATGGTCTGGTGATACTGCTCCAACTCTGACTACAGGTAAGACCCACCTGTTTATGTTCGTTACTGACGATGGTGGTACGAGATGGCGCGGTGCTTATTTGGTTGACTACACAAACTGAGGTATTATATGGATTTAACAAGTAGATCTTTAATGATGGCCTCTGCTGTTGAGGAGGCTGATAGTGGAAATATTCAGTTTGTCGGAAGCACATACCTCCGCAAAAGTTCGCTACTATCAAGTGCACAAACATTAACCTTAAGTGGTATTCAAGCTGGTGATGTTGTGTTCTTTTCACACGTTTCTGACAACACTAACCGTAATACTCTCGTAAGTAATACAAGCGATCTTTCTTCGTGGACTATTTTTATTCCAGATACTTTTTTAACTGACGCCGGGGGGATTGCTAGCACGATAGCACCTGGAAAAAGTATCTATTACAAAGTAGCTACTGGTACCTCAGAGTCAATAAACTTTACTTACATACCAAGCGGCGATGACCGGGAATATCTTTGTGTAATGTTTGCTGTTCGCGGACTTAATACAACAACTCCTGTTGTTTCACCTAAAATGTACGTTAACAGTTCATCAGGGACTACATTAACAGCTGCTGCACGTGAGAATCCTTCGTACAACACCTACAACGTAGTGTGGCATTTTCATGATGATGATGAAGATGCTGTACTGGGTCAGCCTACTGGTTATACCGAAATTATCCAGCAGCGGTCTAACACAGATACCAACGATACTGGAACACTCGCTATTAGTTATATAGCTACCACTGGCGGCGGAAGTCTTCCTGATCGAACCTTTACGAGTACACAAAGTGACGCTGCCATACTTATTGATGCTTATTTAGTGCCAAGTGGTGAAGACGGTACGCCGCCAACGATTACTGGTAGCGCTGAGGTAACTGCAGCTGCTGGTGGTACTGCTGTTGCTACCTATTCTGCAAGTGAAACCGTTACTTGGAGCTTAGAAGGGAGCGATGCTTCATTGTTCAGTATTTCTTCCAGTGGTGTTGTTACTTACAATTCAGCAAGCGTTGTTGGAGAATACAATATAAAAATAGTAGGGACAGACTCGTCCAATCTGATTGGAAAATTAAATGTTGTTGTATATGCGTACGTTGTTGGAACATCTGGAGGTGGAATCAGTTTAGTAACTTCTACTTCTGGAGCGACTAGCCAAACCGCTAACACAACATTCTCCTTAACTGGAATCCAATCAGGTGATGTGGTGTTTCTTGTTGGATGTTCTGACAGCGCAAGTGCTAGTGACATGAATTTTCATGCCAGTTTAGAAGCTAATGGCTGGACACAAGAAACCATCCAGGCATACACTGGCGCCAGTCCTTATATCAGCGTTTGGTATAAAGCTGCTACAGGTACTTCTGAAAGTGTTACTTTTGTTTTAGACTCAAGTGCCGGTGAGCGTCTGGCTATTTCAATGTCTGCCTGGAGAGGAGTTGACAATACAACCCCGGTTTTAGATGTTTCAGGATTAGCTACTACTTTTAGTGGTACCACTGTAACCATCCCTTCGTTTTATGTTGTTTCGGAAGGTGTTGCTCTTCTTATTGCGGGTCTAGATGATGACTCTACAAGCGTCACTACAGGGCCTACAGGCTACACTGAGCTTGTCGATCAGAGTGCTGGATCTGGAAGCAGTTCAGCTACGTTAGGTATGTTCTATAAAAATGTTGTTGGCAACACAACTGAGGCGCAAACACAAGTAGTGTTTGGCAGTAGCGACGGTCATGAAGGCTGGACCTTCCTTTTAAATCCTGACTAATTTAACTTTTAACGTATGAAACTCGCAAAAGTAAACGAGGAAAACGAAGTACTGGAATACCCTTGCTCTGTTCTTCAGGTCAGGCGTGAATTTCCAAATGTAAGTTTTCCCTCTCCTATTACCCAAGATTGTTTGACATCTTATGGGTATGTTATTGTCAAAGAAAACAAACCACCAAAAGGTGTCGATCAAACCCTTTTTGATCTTGTCTCAAACGCTGAGTACATTAACGAAGAGTGGGTTGAGATGTGGAGCCGCTCTGCTGTGTCAGAAGAAGAAACAGCAGCTAGGGTTCAAGCAAAACTTGTAAGTGTTGATTACAGAGGTTTTTGGAAAGCTTTTATCCGAAGCAACTCATACAATACTCTAAAGACTGCTGCTGCCGCTGACTTGGCTTCAAATGTTCTAGCAACAGAACTAATCAGTGTATTTTTTGACGCTAAAACCGGTAACTTAGATGTAGAGGCTATGCAAACCGGTATTAGCGAAGCGCTTACCGCACTAGAAACAGCTGATCCTGCATTGAAAACAGAAACAGAAGGACTGCTTAGGTCCTACGGCATGGATTATTACTTGCCCTCCTAAATTATACAAATCTATTCACCATGATTACTCTTATCCGTCCAATTCTTTTTGCTTTCCTTCAATCTGATCAAGTCAAGCGTCTTATTGTTGACCTGCTGACTAAACTGGCTGAGTCTACTGATAATGAAGTTGATGATGCTGCTGTTGAATTCATTCGTAACGGGTTGTTCCCCTCTAAATAATGGAGTTTGGTGAGCCACCGGTACTACCGTCTCTAAGGCTCCCTGAGCCCCTTGTTTTACCCCGTCCGGTACTGGAGGTCCCAAGAGCGGATTTGCCCTCTTACAAGCCGCTTGTGGTGCCTCCTAGCGACCTTAGACCACCTCCGGGTGTCAAGGGTAACGCAAAAGATGAGGCACCTACCCCTAAACCAGCACTACCTCCTATTAAAGCACCTGATGTTAATTATATTCAAGTGCCTATATTTGATAAGGAAGTACCTTTACCATCTGCTGAAATTTTAACTACTGCAGGCACCACAGCTGTTGTGTCTGTAGCCACCACTTTGACTGCCACCTCTTTGTTCAAATACCTTGTAACGGTTTTTAAACCTGTATTAAAACAATCATGGAGCAAGTTAACCAAGACAAAAAACCAATCTTAAAAAAACTGAAAGAACATCACGAGGAGATCGAGTTTTTAGCAACTTTTGTTCGACTTGGTGTTGTGGTCTGGAGTGGTTTTATTATCACTCTTAATTACGTAGATCTTCCAATGATTAAAAAAGGTCAAAGCGGCGGAGACATAACATTTGTTGCTAGTGTTTTTACCGGTGCACTTGCTACATTTGGACTCAACACATCTAACAATCGGAGCAACAAAGCAAACGAACCTAAAAAAGAATCATGAAAAAAATTTTACTCCTTCTCTTTTTGGCTAGCCCTGCTGCCGCTCAAACTGTAACCCCGAACTTTACTCAGGGTTCAATGCAATCCACTACTACTTCCACTGTTGATATTAGCCGTAGTATTGCTACTAATGTTTATGGTGGTGATTATTCATCATGGTCTGGAACAAACGTAACACCCAGCGGAGACATCGCAGATCCCACAACTACATACTCAGTGACCAATTCCGGAGAACAATTTCAACTGGAAATCGTGAATCGTGCGGCGGGAGTCGTCGAGGACGCTCTGGTCACCGAAACCATTCAACAGGTTTCTACTACTACTTCCTTGTCGGTCTTCTCTCAATAGTAAACCCTGCTTACGCAAACGAAGATCCTAAGGTACAGAATACGTCAAATCCCGTGGCAGCAGCTACGGGTAATGTGACTAATCAGGCGGTGCAATTCCAAAACAATGGAGCACCGTCTCGTCAATACTTTGCAGCCAATAATAGTTGTAATGGAGCCACAATGCAATTCTCGCCCTTTTATTTGGGCAACGATACTATTCCTTACGACAATACTGGTTATGTACGTAGCAATAACTATGGCTTACAGCTAAACTTTGCTGTACCTCTAGACGGTGGTATGACTGAAACTTGCAAAGCTATTGCACGTAAACACGAACAAAAGATGCGTCTTGATTACGAACTTGTTCGTGCACTTAAATGTACTGAAATTATGAAAGCTGGGTTTACTTTTAGACCTGGTAGTAGGGTAGAAGTTCTGTGTCACGACATTGTGCCTATAGTGTCTCTTACTAATGAAAAAGAAAGCAACTGAAGACCAGTTTAACGAGCTGCATAATCTAGTTACGAAGGAGTTTCTTGCCCGTATTAAATCGGGTGAGGCTTCTACTGCTGATCTTAAAGCAGCTTGCGACTGGCTTAAAACAAATGACATCAGTGGTGTTGCTATGGATGGTAATCCACTGTCTAAACTGGCAGCAGTAATGCCCCAAGTAGACCCTGAGCTTGTACAACGGAGGTTACATGGCTCGAACGTCTAAACATAGCGGTGCAAAATACGCTAACGGTAACTATAAGTCGTATCAAAAAGAATACGACGCCTCTAAACTGCAGATCGCTAAACGAGCTGCACTAAATAAAGAAAACAGAAAACGGGGAACCTATGGCAATGGTGACGGTAAAGATGTATCACACAAAAAGAATGGTAAAACATTCCTTGAAAAAGCATCCAAAAACCGAGCACGTAAAGGCCGAGCATGACCCCACTACTTCCAACTCCTGACGACTACCTCTTTAACTTAATAGCCATGACCTCACCAGAAGCCAAGCGCCTGTGGAGGCGCTCTATTAAGGAACACTTTGACCATACATGTATTTATTGCGGAAAAACTTATGACCTTAGTCAGTTATCTATCGATCATGTTCATCCTAGGTCTCGCGGTGGGCAGGATGTCGCAACGAATGTCGTATGTGCCTGTACCCGTTGTAATCA